TTAAATATCGGTGGCCAGCCATTGGTCAGACTCTTCGAACATCTCTTCCAGCATACGGTTTAACTTCTCGCGGTCACTTTTGCTGGCGTCTGAGTTAAGGCCGTTGGCCTGCATGGGTTTTACCTTCACTTCTGCATCCGGGAAGATGCGATGTACCCGTTTTGTCAGCTCGGCCTTGATGATTTCATCGGCACCGGGGATCCCTGCGACATTACGCTTATCAAACACCAATTCAACGAACATAGCCCAACCCTAAGTTTACTGTTTATGTATACAGTTATTTTGACCGAAGGGACGGGGTGAGTGCAAGAGGGGGAGGGGAAAAATTATCGTGGCCTATGCTAGGGGATGTGAGCTCTATTGTCATTACACACAAATTGTCAAGGTATGAATCGTTGGTTTTTATTATGCATATTGATCTTTGTGCGTCCGTTTGAATGCATCCATCATAATTGAGTGCAAAGATGCTTGGTTGTGCAATACTTTTTTACATGTCATAAGGCTATTATTTAAGCTCTTATATTTAAAATTTTTCCAAAGGGAATTAATTGCATGAAAAAAACATTACTCTTTTTAGGTATTTTGTCGGTTGGCACCATCGGTGTAGTGACGTCGGCAGTTGCCCAAAATGCTGATAACAAAAATGCACTAAAGCCAGCGATTAATTTGGCAGAGTTGTTTGCTGAGAAGTCTACTATATGGTCGACGTATCCAGAGAATGATGCCTATGTTTTTGATCGCTCAGAGGAAAGCTATGCTGTCGTCGCTAAACGAGCGGATGGTGTTGTAGCACTGGTCAATAAACAGGAGAGCTATACGACCCCTGGGAAAATGGTATTAATGGGGACCTACTTTAACTGCAATAAAATGACTGATGCGACTTTTTATGTTGAAGATGTCAGTGTAGACGACGTAGCCAAGCAGCTTGCTGACCCGGCTATTGATGATCCAGAGAGAGTGCGTGGCTTTGATGCGAGTATGCCCGTTCACGATCTTTATCTGGTCGCTTGCCCGCAGAGCTGAAACTCGTTGGCTTATTAATCGGTGGTGATCTCTGATTAGTGATGTGCTTGTGAACAGTCACGCTATCCATTGAGAGACACAATCTGGCGAATGACCTGAGATGATACATTGGTATGGCCTGTTAAAGGGGCGGTACCATAGCCAAAATTCAGGCATAAAAAAACCAACCGATTAGAGTTGGTTTTTTTATAAATAGTTGGTCGGCATGAGAGGATTCGAACCTCCGACCCCCGACACCCCATGACACCGTTTAAAATCCTCCGCAAGCCGCGCCAGTTCTGGCCTTCATTGAATTTAACTGTATATGCATACAGTACACTTTGCACTAAATCCAACATATACACATCAATAACTTAGGTCGAGTTTTACCATCTTTATTTTTTCGTTATAATTCAAAAAAGTTAACTTAAATGAGGTTGGTTACATGTCAAGGAAAAAACCTAATCAGTTGTACTGGGAATCTATTGACCGGCAACGGCTTGTTGATGAGTACAATGGCTTTTTGCAGGAAAACGGTTATGAAAATAACCCACACAATGCAAATTTATTTGTTAATCGTAAAGGAATGGTAGGGATGAAAGCCAGAGATACCATTGTGGCTCTTGCGGGTGAGCTTCCACCTTTTTACGATTGAATAAGAATTGGGGAGGAGAGCCCCAATTTAGCTGTATTAGCTCAGGCTTGACCTGGCACGGCTACGGCACAGAGCCAAACCCAACCTGACAGGCACCTCAGTGCCAAGAGCGGAATCTGGAGTTCTAGAGGCACTCTAAAAATTAATGGTTCGTTTTGCAGGGATACTTACAGATTCAGATGACATATATCAGTAATGTAATTGAGGGGTAGAGCATCTAGCTTTTCAGCAGGAATGATGTGTCCTAAGATTGATGAAATTTTTAACTCGAGTAAACGTTATGGCAAAAAAGCTAGAGCAATGGAAAAATACACTTGCCGTTGAGAAAATTGTAGAGGGCATGAATGCTGCATCATCTAACGCACGAAGGCTTCTGAACGATGCCTCTGCTTTATTTGATTTAGAACGCTATCCCTCTGCTACCTCTCTAGCAATCTTGGCTATAGAAGAAGCAGGAAAGGTGTCAATACTTCGAGAGATGTCGCTGTTGAAAGATGGCAAAGATATCAAACAGATTTGGCACAGGTATCGCTCACATACTGAAAAAAATATGATGTGGGTGCTTCTTGATGCAGTTAAAAAAGGCGCTAGGAATCTCAACGATTTTGCACCAATATTCAGCGATGAATCAGAGCATCCCTTTGTATTGGATCAATTAAAGCAAATATCATTTTATACGGATTGTCTTGGTAAGGCACATTGGTCGATACCAGACAATGTAATCGATCGAGATACAGCTATAAGCATCATAGAAGCCGCTAAACCTTTAGTGTCGTCAAAATTACACACAGTCGAGGAGGTTGAACTCTGGGTGAAGTTCTTGGGACCTGTGTGGAAAACTGATGATGCTCTTAGGCGTGAGGCATTAAAAAGTTACTTCGATGCCATGTCCGCAAAAGGACTACTTTCAAATAAAACTGCCGTCTCAGCATTCTTAAGCATCTGAATCAATATTTCTTTAGGGATATTGCTGTTGGCGCTGCGAGAGACCTGAGATGGTTGATCTGCTCCCCGTTGATCAACGGGGAGCAGGTCATGACTGTTTGGCTACGAGATCAACTGCGAACTTCCGCTGTTCGCTCAAGGCCGACTGTCAGATAAGATAGCGTTCTATCCGCGGAAACTGTCAGTTCAGGTTTGAGCTAGTACAATTTAACTAACCTACAGAAATTTCCCCATGTGGCACAACTACCCAGTCGATGTGATTCTGGGTGTATATCTTGGTAGATTTTGCATCGCTATGAGCCATGCGACCTTGCGGATCTATCCCTTGGGTATTGAACAGATGTGCGGCCAGTGCCCGGATTTCGTGGAACGTTGGTCTCTCGTCCATTTCCAAATGATCGGATAATCCAAGCTTATCTCGCAGGGCCGAAAATGACCGGCTGAGATAGTCCGGGGCTACTTGTGTCGGGTGAGCTACCTCTTTGCTGCGCTTCACGCTCCGTTGCGGGATCCTGTGCACAACATACGGGCTGGCCACGCTGTCGCGACTGCCGTCAATAATCCGCTTCAACTCAGCGCCGATCGGTATTGCGACGTGTGATGCTTCTTTTTTCTGCACTTTCTGGCGGTGAATGTACAGTGTGCCATAGATCCCATTCTCTGGCTGCTCCAGCCACACGCAGCCACATATACCATTCTTAGGTTCCTTAATGGAGTAACGGATCCGGGATACTTCTAACCTGGCATGCGTCGTTTGTAGTGCTAAGTCCATAGCCGTTCTCAGCCAAGGAGCCGCAGCACGGCGGATGGCCATGAAAGTATCGATAGATAAACGCTGCCGCTTTTTCTCATCGATTCGGCGCATTTTCTTGCGTGTTGCTGGGTTATCCAACATAAGAGATTCATCGACTGCATAGCTGAACAACTTCTTCAGGAAGCTAACTTTGCGGTTTTGCACGTTTGCCGATGCTTCAGCATGATATTCCTTTATATAGGCGTTGACGTGCTCCAGCTCAATATCACAAGCTGGAATACTGCTGAAGAATTCTTTCACGCGGATCGCGTCGTTACACCAATCTTCCCGGGTACTATCGGACGGCTGTTCATCTTTTATAGCTCGAGCCATGATACGATCGAGATGTTCAGCAAATGGTAATGCCTCGCCCTGGATCCCTCCGGAGTCACGTATCAGGGAATCGATAGAAATCGCGCTTTCTGGTCTCATGCGGATGTTATATTCGCGAGCAATCGCAATGGCTACAGCTCTGTCAGACCCCAGAGATTTCCGCTTACCGGTAACAAGTGTAAACCGGTAAACCTTGGAGGAAAGATCATAGTAAAGCTGATCCGGCAGATGCCTATTTTCACGTTTCCTAGGGCGAGCGGCCATAATCAAACCTCGTTAATAAGCTGGTGGACGCGCTGAGAAACTACAGCACTAACACCCCATTTCTCGGTAGAGATCACCCAGGCTGCGCCATCAACAATTCTGCCTTGCAGTTCACCTATTTCTATCCAACGCCTGATGGTTCGATTATCAGGAATTGAGCCAACTTCAAACTCTCTTTTGCCCCAGGCGCTTGCCTTCATCAGCTTTGCTTCTTTGGCCATAATTATCTCCACACATATCCCGCCGCATACGGGTGTGACACGTCACATTAATTTAAGATCATGCCAGCCGAGATTGGCCCAGCATGCCGCTTCTGTATCGAGACAGCACTTACCGACCGGCAACTGTTCGCCACAGCGCTGGCACTTCTTACCATTCAATTCCGCCAGCCTTTCTTTCAGTTCCGCATGGTCTTTACGGATCAGCATGGAAACGTACTCATTGAAGTCATACGGTTCCCGGCCAGGACGGCGGATCACGCAAGCCTCTTCGACCATTTGGTTCTCCTGCACATCCAGGCGCAATTCCCGAACTACATCACCAGCGGCCCGTTGCCGGGCGCGCTGTTCTGCTTTACGTTCAGCAGATGGTTTAGCCATAATTAGCTACCTGTTGAGAATTCACCTGGTAGGCGATAGCCATCTGTTCTGCGTCATTCATTGCATCATGCAGGGAGTGGTGTTTAACCATGGCAAAGCATGGTTGGTGGGTTTTAGGCAGGTAGCCCTTAGTGCCTTTCACCATGGCATCGATATACGTACGAACATCGCGCTTACCGGCAAAATGCCAAGGGCAGGTTAGGCCGCAGGTACGGTAAGCATTTTCGAGGATCGAACCATCAAAATCGGTGCCGCGGAAGAATATGCGCGCGTCCGGGTGCTTTTGGATCCACGCGGTAAGGTTAACCAGCGCCTGGCTCAGTGGTTCACGTTGGCCAGCAAGTGCTTCATGGGTTTCCTCTTCCTGCTTTTGCCACCATTGCTGCGTTTGGGCGCTAACAGTGCGACCCTGCATCAGCTGGCCGAAAGTATCAACCAGGCCATAAAATGCGGCGGGGGAATAGCTCGCCCGTTCGGGATTGCGGGCTATCTCAAGGATCGATGATTGAACGCCTTTTACATCCTGAATATTGAAAGCGAATCCACCGATAGAGAGGATCACTGCCGATGGCTTTACATCCATTGTTTCTGTATCAATCGTGATTGTGTTGAACATCGCTAATTACCCCACACTGATTTTCGGCAAAGCGAAGCCCTGCCAGAATTGGCAACTTTTCGCTGAGGGAAAATCGGGTTTAAAGATGGGAGGGCGCCCGCATAGCGCAGATCCTCCCGGTTAATTACTCACACATCAGGTGGCGCACCGTTCCGGTGGTTCTTAGACTATCCAGGTTTAAGGGGCCGGACAGTACGCCACCTGATGTGAAAAAAGGGCGGCTGACACCAACCCGGCTACAGCTACCAAACTACACACAGCAATTTGCCTGATATCCGCGCTCGGTCTCCCTACGGTGGCCCCGGCAAGCCGCAACTCAGCCTGTTTACTTTTCCACCTCAGGCGGCGGTGGTATCTTGGTGGTGCTTAATCAACCAAGAAGGGACTTTAATGAAACGCTCAGACGTTTTAACTCAATGCCTGATCAATTCTGGATGCGGCCTATCTGATGCAGATATTCGCCACGGTATCTTCCTGACTTTTACTGATGAATACCCCAACAAAAGCTATGACGAATGGGATGTTGAAATCAGTGATAGCACCGCAAACCACATCATAAAGACCGTTGGCCGGGCATCATGGATCAAGGTCGATTTATTTATCCGCGACCTCTGGGATGCCTACTGAGCCGATGCTACTTAATCCATGGCTGCCAATAGTGCAGCCATTGTAATTTGCTTCTTTTTCCAGGCTACCTCGATCCTGTAATAGGGCTTTAGTGATGCCATCCAAGAAAAGCAGGTAATCTATTGCCACCGCGTTTTTAGTGTTCAAAGTAGTCAGGATCGCACCGTTTACTGTCAGGGTGAATGTCTTCCCGTTTGGCTGGGAACTCACACAGTTCGACACCAACCGTGCGGCATTTTCCTTTGATATCTTCATCGAAAACCCCTTACTGAGTACCACCACTAAGCGAATCATCCCGATCTTCATACGCCTCGGGCGGCTACTTCGTGGGCGTCCTGCCTGTTCGCTGTTGATGGAACAACTATCACCGCAAGTGATTTTAAAGTCAACTCCGCGGGTGATGTTAATTTATCACAGTAGGTGATTCACTTGATTCATAAAGGTTTATTTTTCTGCCCAAAGCAGAACCTTGGGCATTTGGGATTAGGAGGCGTGAGGGGGTTTGGGGAGATCGTCGTTATCAACGTATCTTGTAGCTTTAACAATAGCCGAGACGAAGTGCATTTTTTCGACTTCTGCAGAGGCTAGCGTTATGGGCCTATGTTCACTGTTAACGCTTGTAAACTGGTAACTACCATCTCTAGTTTTATTCATAATCTTGATCATGTTGTGTCCATCTATAGTGCGGACAAACACCTCATCACCAGGATGGACGGGGGTATTTGGCTCAATCACAACATACTCGCCAGATTGAATGCGTGGCCACATGCTGTCGCCTTTTACCTTTAACCCGTACGCATCCCTGTCAGCGCTATAAATTCGGAGCCATCCAGCCCGGAACTCTATCATGTCCACCGAGCCATCGACTCCAAGTACAGCCTCACCAACAACCGGAACCAGCCCATCACGAAGGGAGCCGGCATATTCAAACTCATTCTGACCAATAGCTTGCGCTATGTTTGCAATTTCGCCAGCAAGTACCGGGCTGAAATCTTGAACGTTGACATGTAACGCCTTCGCGAAAGCCGCGGCATTACTGACATTTAATGGATTGACTCCATTCAAGAATGACGCCACGGCAGACTGGCCGATCCCCAATGCATGCCCGAAGGATTCCTGGGAGTATCCAAGCGCCTTCTTCTTTGCCTCAAAGATAGCCTTCAACCGACGCGCATCTTCCAACTGCTCTGCTGAGAGAGGTTTCTTTTTCATATACCAAATTTATCACCGCTAGGAATAATTAACCAACACCTGCGGAGTTGACAATAAAATCACTTGCGGTGATACTTTGAAGGTCAATTATCCAAGGAGAGCAAGATGAAGCGTATCCCACTACCCGATTACGTTTCAGAGCATGGGCAGACGAAAACAGCAACTGATCTTGGCATGTATCAGAGCGCTGTAAGTAAGGCTCTGAAATCAAAACGAAGTATCACTGTATTGGTTTTTGAAGATGGCACGGTAAAGGCGGAGGAAAATCGCCCGTTTCCTAGTAATAAACCACCTGAATCTTTCTGTTCTGACCATGCCAATGCTAGCCAAATCGCTAGCTAATAAAAACCACAGAAAGGGAGAAACCTTGTGGACAACAGAGACTTTCCAACTCAGGACGATATCAGCGAAGCCATACACAAGCTGATCACCCTGACACCTGGCAAATACAGCGCCATGGCCAAGCAGTTGGATCCGCTAACTGGTACCGAAAACGCGCTGCGTAATCGGGTACGCCAGATCGCTGGCCAGGTAGTACCGCTTGGCATGGCTGCCGAGATGGAGTCGATCTCGGGCCGGACTGATATCACAGAGGCAATGTGTCGCCGTGCTGGTGGCGTGTTCGTGAAGCTGCCGGAAGTCGGTCAGGTGGATAACGAAGAGCTACTGATCAAGTTCAACGAGCTGATGGCGGCACTAGGGCAGTTTGCCCAGGCACATAACGAATTCACATCCGATGGAGTGCTGGATAAAAGCGAGAGTAAGCGGCTTAAGGCCAAAGGGTACCGAGTGCAATCACTTGTGGCAGAAATCTATGCCGTGACAGTGATGATGTTTGGAGAGGGTGACGCCCAGGATATGCGGTCCCGGGCGTCGGTCGCATCAATTAAACGTGTGGAGTAATTAACGCATGAGCAGTGTACGAAATTTAGCGGGTATTCCGCAACTTCGTTGCCGAGCTGTTACCGGTGGGCGGTCAGCTACAGCGTTTCGATATGAGCTGAATGTACAGGGCCGGTGGCTGGCCATCAACCACAGCTTTGCGGCCTGGGTTGTGGGTAACGGGGAGTTCCTTACGAAAGGAGGATCAAATGGAAAACGAGGTAATCGTGCCGTTTGAAATGCTCTGTCGTGACAGTCACGGTGTGATAGTTCGTGTGACTGGGGTTGATCAACTGAACCACCGAGTCATTTTCCGGCGTCCAGGCTATGAGCATGATTGCGCCTGCCCGCGCCGCGACTTCGGTAGAAAATTCAAGAAGGTGAAGCAATGAGCATCCTCATGCAGCTACTTGATAGGCCGATCGCCTTCCAGCCTTCATTCGTTGCTATCGGTGCGGGTGTTACTGGCGCTGTGCTCTTGTCCCAGCTTGTCTACTGGCAAAACAGAATGGACGGCTGGTTCTACAAGACGCAGGCCGAGCTGACCACTGAAACCGGCCTGACACGCTACGAGCAGGAAGGCGCACGTAAGAAGCTGATCACCGCTGGCGTACTGGAAGAGAAACTCCGTGGGGTACCCGCCAAGCTGTTCTTCAGGGTTAACGAAATCGCCCTGGAAACCCTGTTAATCCAGCATGCGGAAAACCAGCAATCCAGTATGCGGAAAACCCGCAAACTAGGATGCGGCAAACCAGCAGACAAGAATGCGGAAAACCCACAGGCAAGTTTGCAGGAAACTAGCGAACAGGTTAGGGGAAATCCCGCATCCATTCCTACAGGAGATTACACAGAGACTACAGCAGAGAATACAACAGAGACTGTACGTCCCCTGGCTTCGCCTGGTGACCAACCGGCAGTTGATCCTCTGAAAATCGATTACGCCTCCGTTTTGGATTTATTCCACACCACGCTCCCCGAGTTGCCGAAGGTTCTCAAGATCACCGAAGCCCGCCGCAAGGTACTGCGCAAGCTTTGGAAAGAATACGACCTGAACGTTGAGAAGTGGGGCGCCTACCTACGTTACATCGCCAAGAAATGCCGCTGGATGCTTGAAGACCGGCCTGACACCAATTCTGGCAAGACGTGGCGCCGTAAAGACTTCGATTACCTGATCACCGAGGGCTGCTACCTCAAGGTGAAAGAGGAACGGGCCAACGATCTGCCGAAGGTTCAAAAACTGGATACCGCCGCCCGTGACGAAGCCTATGAACGCCTTATCTCTCAGCGCCGCAAGCCGCGCAACGAGGTGGAGAGGCTGGCTAAGGAAATGGCGGGTTCATTTGGCCGAACCATCACAGATTACGAGGCCCGTAAGGCGTGGGCAGGTATTTGGGCGCAAGCACTGACCAAGGCCAGCGAGAACGATTTAGCGAGGTTGGCATCATGAAAAAATTAACGATCCCTGTGGACGTATTCGAAAGCGACCGCATCAACACCGGCATTCGTAGCCTAGTCCTCGCTGGCATGCTCAAAGACAACCCAGACAGCCAACAGACCAGGGTAATGCTTGCCGCCGCTGGCGCAACGTGGCGCACTCTGCGTGATTTGGAGCTGTTGGTTTTGCAGATGTACGGCGTGGCAGATACCCAGTCAGCGATCAGCGCCCGACTGCGTGAATTCAGCAAGCCTCGTAATGGCCTGATCAAGGAACGTCAAATGGTAAGGGCCGAGTCCGGGAAGATGGTTTATTTCTACCGCCTGGTAGCCGTAGAGCAGGAGGCCGCATGACGTTTATCACAGGAACGAGGGAGATCCTGCATCACCTCCGCCGCTGGTACCTACTGCGTGAAGCCGCTCGCACTTGGCAGGATCGCGGTGAGTTTCGGGCCTATGCCATAAAGCGCGGCTGGCTGACAAACTGGCAGCGCCAGAACTTTGGCCGGGATTACTACGGTGTTAAGAGCCTGGCGCGTCGCGCGATGAAGGGGGCTAAGTGGAATACAGTCTGATTTATGCGGATCCACCGTGGACCTATAACGACAAGTGCGCCGATGGCAAACGTGGGGCGGGGTTCAAATACTCAACAATGAAGGTTGCGGACATTTGCCGTTTACCTGTTTGGGATTTGGCCGCTGATTCTTGCTTGCTGGCCATGTGGTGGGTACCGACTCAACCGGTCGAAGCGCTGAAAGTTGTGGAAGCCTGGGGCTTCCGATTGATGACCATGAAGGGATTCACCTGGCACAAGACGAACCGCAACAAGGGCAATAGCGCGATCGGCATGGGCCACATGACCCGCGCCAATAGTGAAGATTGCCTGTTTGCCGTCAAGGGACGGTTACCGCCGCGCCTGGATGCCTCAATTTGCCAGCACATAACGGCACCACGAATGGACCACAGTGCAAAGCCTGAGGTATTCCGCGAGAAGTTGGTGCAGTTGCTGGGGGATGTTCCACGCATTGAGCTCTTCGCCCGTCAGCAGGCGCCTGGCTGGCATACCTGGGGCAATCAGTGTGATCAGTCGGTGATTATGGTACCCGGTAAGGCAGAGGTGACCGTGTGAGAGCACTTCTGAAACCAATCATTCAGCCCGAGTTAGGGCTGGTTTTCCTCAAGCCGGGCAAAGCGCTGCTGCCTATGTTCGGCGGGCGTGTCTTGATATCAACCGAGCCGCACGAATTCAGCAAGCTACCATCCGGTGCATTGCCTGCTGCTGATCAACTTATAGCGAACGATCCACGCTTCCAGCCGTTCTATCAGCAAGAAAGGGTGATCCGGGCTGCTGGTGGCATTAACGCGTTGGAGTATTGGGTATCCCAGATATCAGCCTGCCAGGCCGATGGTGAGCACTCTCGGCACATGACAACACTCCGCTATGGCAACAGCGCTTTGTGTCTCTGTCAGAGCCACGACAACTTCTATACCGGGCAAACACTACCGAAGCTTGATGTAATAGCCGACACGAACCGGGCAAGTTGGGTAGTTGATCGGGTGCGCGGCCATTTCTTACTGCCGGAAGGCCACCAGCTAACCCTGCCTGAGTTGTGCTGGTGGGCTGCACTCCATGACCTGGCTGATCTCCTGCCAGAGGAAGTATCAGCCGCCTCTTTGCGTGTGAGGCCCCACACGGTACTAGCAGGTACCAAAAAGGAGGCTGATATCACTCATACGCCAGCGGCGAAGGAGATTGTGGCGGCAAAGGCCAGCAAGGCGATCAAGGTGTTGAAGATTGACCCTGAGCCACCGCAATCCTTCATGAAGATCCCGAAGCGTCACCGCTGGGTGAACCCGAAGTATCTGCAGTGGGTTAAGTCACAGCCATGCGTCTGCTGCGGGGCCAGAGCTGACGATCCACACCACATCATAGGACACGGGCAGGGCGGTATGGGAACCAAAGCCCATGACCTTCTTACTATCCCGCTGTGCCGTCAGCATCATGATGATTTACATCGTGACATGTCACGGTGGGAAGCTGAGCACGGAAGCCAGGTCGAACTATGGCATAAATTTATTGATCATTCAATTTCAGTTGGGGCTATCAATTAGGTATGAATATCAAGCTATTATGATATTATTCTATGTGAAATATTTGTATAGTGAGATCTATAAATGAAATACTTCTCAGTGATAATTATCACTATTGCAATAAATATATGTGCCTTCTATTTTTTGGCGAGTTACGATCTCTCGTGGCCTTTTGACGGATGGGGGAGAGAGGAGCTTGGGCAGTTTGGTGATTCATGGGGGGTGCTTACTTCTATCTTTTCTGTTTTGGCTTTTTGCGGAGTAGCGTATTCAGTTAAAATACAAGCAGAATCTTTAAGGCAGCTTAAAGATGATTCTAAGTCAAACAATCTGATGATGGTAAGACAACAGGTAGAAGGTACTTTTTTTCAAATGTTAAACTTATTACAGTCATTAATAAGTGACATGGATATACAGGGGGTTGGTAGGGATGGTGTAGCGTTCGAAAGGAAAGGTAGGGATGTGTTCATTTATCTATATAGAAAGTTTAAGAGTAATAGAAAAACAGAGCGTCCTTTCTATATTGAACCATTAGCTTTAGGAAAACTGGACTATCCTAAATTAAATCGATATATAGGGGCGTGCTTTGATGAATTTTATGAAGACAGACAACAAGACTTGGCTCATTACTTCAGGGTCCTTTATAATACGTACAAGTTTATAGATGGTTCCAATATTAATAAAAATGATAAGAAAATGCTTGCAAACATACTTAGAGCTCAACTTTCAAACTATGAACTCTTAATATTATTCTATAACTGTTTCGGTAAACATGGGGCTAAGTTTAAAGATATAGCTATAAGGTATGAAATATTTGATAATCTTCCTATAGGAAAGCTAATTATTGATGAGCATAAATTATTAATTAACAAAAAAGCATTTGGTAATCAATCTCTGGATTGATAAATAAACATGTGGGGTAATTGGTGATATGGCATGCGGGCCATGCACCTGGAGAATTAGATATGAGAGATATGTACGAAGTTTTGTCCCGCTGGGGTGTGTGGGCTCGTGATAACAAAGGTGTTGGCTATTCCAGCATAGCTGCTGGATTTAAAGGGCTTTTGCCGCAGCAATCAACTGGTAAGCAATCTTGCACCGATGATGATGGGCTGATTATTGATAGCTGCGTAGCTAGACTACTAAAGCATAGGCCTGACGAGTGCGAACTCGTTATTCAGCACCATGTTCATGGTGTATCATTACGCTCAATAGCAAAAAACTTGAAATGTTCTGATGGGACTATCCGTAAGTCTATGCAAGCTGCAGAGGGATTCGTCGGTGGATGCATAGCAATGTTAGATATTAAGCTCGATATGATGTGATTTATTTATAAAATATATTAGTAACTTTAACGATAAAGATAAGCCCGGCTAAAAAAGTAGGAGACCAAGACGTAACTTTAAAGAAAATAATTGTCTTTTTTGTTAGGTCTTGGTTTTGGTCAAACGCATCTATAGCAGTTCTAACTTCATCCGCCAACTCCTCAGGGTAAGTGTGTAATTTTGAAATGAAAGGTGTAAATAGCAAATCTTTGGCATGACATATTCTTTGGAATTGTTTTTCTTGATTGTATATCATAAGAAAAATTAAAACTGAGGTTATTGCTAAACCAAATAAAGAAATTAAAAGTTCATTGATATTACTAAGTTTTAACATGCCAATCGCAGCGAGAAATGAAACAGGGATAGAAAGAATTTTTAAAGTAATATCGCCCGTTATTTTAGAAAGTTTTTCTGCTAGCTCACTCTCTGCTTTTGCGACCTCTTTTCTTGTCTTATGGAAAGAAAAGCCACTTAAATAAACGGCGAGATTATTCTGGTATAATGAATTGAACTTATCCCAGTTCTTTACTAACTCAGGGAAAGATAAATTATTTTCCTCTGAAAACTCAACAATAGTATTCCTAAATACACCAATTTTTTCATTATGATGAGGATCGAATAACGATTCATCATTACAGAGGTTTTTTAAAAAATCATGCCCAATGCTAGGTGGTTTAAGCATATCTAAACTAATTGCTGGTTCTATGACAATGGAGGTTGAATTGCCATCTGCATTTTTTATGAAAACTAATCTGTAGTTTTGAGAATCCGTTTTTGTATCATGATAATGTGCCAATTTAGATATGGACTGAATGAGCGAGCAAATTTCAATAAGTTTTTCAATTTCCTCGTTTTTGATTTTTTCTGAATAATAGTAGTCGATATCAATAATGTAAAAATCCTGTGGCAGCACCCCTTTTTTTAGTGAGTTAATTTTAAGCAAGTCTTCTTTGTTAAGATAGAATCTTACTGCATCGCCTCTAGAAAGTGTAACTATGAAATAAACTTCTTTACCTGATAATGGTAATGTTTCACCAATGTCATAAATTTCTTGATCTATCTCGATGAGTTCAAAACTACCATGCTTGGATGTGGCTGATATTTGAACAAGCAAGTCCCTAACTTCGGTTGTATAGGGAATCACAGCTGAAAATTCTCTTCCGTCACATGACGGTAGATTAGATAGCCGATAAAGTGTTACTAGCTTGGACAAATCACTCATTTTATTTATTCCGATTCATCATTATCATTAATAGCTTCTTTTTCTTTTAGTGCGGCTTCCAATGTTTTCTTCGTGCCATCAGGCAAGTTTGTAAACGATAATACTCCTTCCACGTCATTATACCACACGTCCGCGTCCGGTGAGCTACCTAACAAACTTTTATCAAAGTTAAAACTTAAGCCAGCACCTTTGTATATGATATTCTTTAGTTTTGATAGGGATGCCTTGTTAACAACAAATTCAACAGGTATTCTTATCTCCTCACTATTCAGGTGAGACATTAAGTCGCCAATTAGTTTTTCGCGATCATCAGGATCTAGATATGTCATCTGCTTAGTCGCAATTATCTCGATATCACTTAACTTTGCTGAGTTCCCACTCTGGAATTGAGTGTCTAGATAGATTATTATATCGTTTCTGAACCTTGTGGCTTTATCTTTGAGTTCTGAATGTTTTAAAAAAAACTTTTTAGCTTCAGCTGGTAACTTTGTTGTTGCTTTTGCTGATGCAATCCCTTTATCACAGCCAAGAGCTGCAATGAAATATGCCGAGGCAGATTGATTTGCGCCTTTACTCACAAAACTCAGGTAACTTAGATCTGTTCTATCAATTTCTTCAGCTACTTTATAGGCGGAAAATCTGTTGAAACTAATTCTAGCGGCTTGATTTATTTTAGTTAAATCTAGTTGTAAAAGTTCTTCTGGTTCAAGATTTTCGCTAATACGCATCCCTTCTTTTTGCTTAATCATCGTGATTAAAAAAAATCTATCGGAATCTCTGTTATAATCAGCGAAAACGATAAACCCACCCGAGGACCATGGCTCTTTTTGGGCTTTTTTGTAAAGCTGCTTCATCACTGAGACTGTTAAAGCAATGAAGTTATTTTCATCCACAGGTACACTTAAAGTGTAAGAGTCGAATTCTCCTGGTATTGGCCCCTGTTCAGTTAGCTCACTTTTGAAAACTCCGTAATGTGCAGCATTCCCTTTTTTGCCATATAGTGAAGCAATTTCATTTATAAGTCTGACGACTATTTGATTTTCTTTATTCAAAACGTTAGGACGTAAATTATATATCCTAGAATGATCAAAATCTTTCTTTGCTTCTTTTATCAATTCGTGAACTATCACATAATTTAAACTTAAATCTGACATAATCACTCCCTGAAACTAATTTTGACTGAATTTGTTGAGGGAAAGATTAGCAACCCTCATGAAAAAAAACTACTAATGCGTACGCAAATATTGTTGTAATGTGATAAGAGTAGTTACGCAGTCAGTAGCTTACCTAATAAAAAACCTCGCTTAAGCGGGGTTTTGTTGCTTTAAGAGTTTGTGAAATGGGCGGCGGTTAGCGTGTTACCAGCACACTAACTGCCTTTCGCTCATGCTTTTCGGTCACAAGCGAACCTTTGCCCATGCTGCTTAACAGCGGTATGAGCCTATCAAAGAGGGCGCTCATGATCTCAGGTACAAGTCTTGTCAACGCTGACACAATCGAATACATCAAAACCCTGCCTGATAACTGCATCGACCTGATCGCTACTGACCCACCGTATTACCGGGTAAAGAGCTGTGATTGGGATAACCAATGGAAGACCGAGGCAGACTATCTAGCGTGGCTGGATGCTCTGCTTGCTGAATTTTGGCGGGTGCTCAAGCCAAACGGCAGTATGTACATTTTCTGTGGTAGCCGGTTGGCGTCAGATACTGAGCTGTTGGTTCGCCAGCGGTTCGACGTGTTGAGCCATATCGTGTGGGCCAAACCATCAGGGCCGTGGCGACGACAGAACAAAGAGAGCTTACGCGCTTTCTTCCCGGCGACAGAACGGATCATCTTTGCGGGGCATTATGCCGGGCCGTATCAGCCAAAAGATACCGGCCACGCCGCCAAGTGTTCTGAGCTGAAGCAAAACGTCTTCAAACCGCTGATCGACTATTTCAGATCGGCACGGCAGGCGTTGAATGTATCCGCCAAAGAGATCAACGCCGCCACCGGCCGCCAAATGGCCAGCCACTGGTTTAGTGAAAGGCAATGGCAACTGCCCAGCGAAGATCAGTATCTGGCGCTACAAGAGCTTTTCCGGCGTAAGGCTACCGAGCAGTACCAGGCTGATGGGCTTGATAAGCCGTATCACGCTCTTGTACGTAAATATGCCTCATTGGATCGGGAATATAAGGAGCTTTGCCGGGAGTACAAACAACTGCGGCGGCCTTTCTCCGTGTCGGTAGATGTTCCTTATACCGATGTATGGACATTTCCACCGGTGCAGTATTACCCAGGCAAACACCCCTGCGAAAAGCCAGCAGCCATGATGGCGCACATTATCAACGCCAGCAGCCGCCCCGGCGATGTTGTGGCCGATTTCTTTATGGGATCCGGCTCCACTATCAAAGAGGCGATAAAGCTGGGCCGTATTGGTTTGGGCGTGGAACTGGAGAAAGAACGATTTGATCAAACGTTCAGAGAGATATATTGCAAAAACAACTAACCCGGCTAGAAAAGGGTTGTAACGTGATATGAGTGGTTACTTCGCCAAACCGCCTACCATGGAAACTCAGCCAGAAATGGTGTGGTTTTATATAGATGGTTAACTCATCGTTTGTTTTTTTAACTGCATACTCTCCCTGAGCTGACTGAAAAGGTACTGGTATGTTGAAGGGGTGGGTGACGGTTGTTATTGTGGTGATTTTGGCGCTAGGGGGTGGGTTACTTATCAAAAGCGCTAATGCGGTTTGTGGTCATGAATTCACGCGTGTCGGTATCTGTGGACACATACCGGCCATTAGCTCTCTGAGTGAGAATTCGAGGCAGAGAAACGCCGTTGATAGCGCCCGGCATTTGACAGGATTGAAGACATCAGTAGAGGGCGCGCACAGTATGGGGCGTTGATAGTAAAGAAATTTCAATGATTATTGTGTGGTTATTTTAGGTGCACTACAATGCGTCCGCCTATCCGCCATTAGCTCAGCAGGAAGAGCAACGACCATCAAGTTGTAGGTACGGGGTTCGAGGCCTCGATGGCGGACCAATGCGGTCATCGTATAATGGCTATTACCTCAGCCTTCCAAGCTGATGACGCGGGTTCGACTCCCGCTGACCGCTCCAGATACAACAGAAAGGCCATTCTATCTTCTGATACGCACAGTCAGTCACTTTATCGGGTTTGTGAACGTGCCCCTCGATGTGAAGTGACCGCCGGGATAGACCTGCACCCATTCAAGCCCTGGCCTCACTGTCGGGGCTTTTTGCTAATTGAACCAAACCACATTGAAAAACAAAAACGCTGACAAAATCGCCAGAGTGGAAACCAAAAGTAGTAATAAGAGCCATTCACGCATGATTTTTCCTAGTGCTATTTATCACATTATTTAAAGATAAAAAAATGCCCTAAGCAACTAGGGTTGTTCAGGGCCAGGCGTTCAGAAAGGCATGTTGTTATTGTTGGTTGGCATGCCACCAACTTCAGGATGGGCATCTATAATTACACTGCTGCCGATTTGAATGCAAAAAAAACCACCACCCTCCGTTAGGGCGGTGGTAGTCAATATGACCAACACCAGGGAACCGGTACTACATAAGATGGATTAGCTGCTTGAGCATGCTAGTGGCAAATATCATTAACGATTCTTATGTTTTAAAGCAATGCTGAAAGCATTGTTAATTGATGTAAATCAAAAAAGACAGGGCTGCGCTTATGCGTGGCCTTTTTTATTTCTACCGCCCGGCGTTCGCTGAGCGAAGCGAACAAAGGAGATCATCAATGACGTTACCTGTATCGAGGGCAACGGAGACTGCGGTAGTTGGCGGTGCCACTATCATTGGCCTGCTGTCTGGGCCGGATGCTGCTGATGTGTTTATCGGCGCATTCATCGGCTCAGTGATTTTTGTGATCAGCGCTAAAGACTACCCGCTACTTATCCGTGTGCTGCTGTGCCTGGTGTCGTTTGTCGTGGGGTTAATTTCCTGTGACTTCTTCGCCTCACTAATCTCCGCATTTCTGCCGGGCAGTGTAAGCACCAGCAGGATGATCGGGGCAATAGTCAGTTCCGCCGTTTCGGTACGGCTGCTGATGGCGTTGACGCAGCGAGCATCTGATCCCGACGTGCTGAGAAGGGGACCACATGACTAGCGTACAAATATTACTGATGATCGTTAACGGCCTGTCATGTGGCTTGATGTCTGTTCGCATGCTGGGCTACCGCCGTAACGGGGCTAAGTTCAGCCGGTCAGCATCGATGCTTGCGTACCTCATTATTATTGCCAGCGGCACGGTTGCTATCCGTATTGCCTCCGGTGAGTACGTGGTTATCGATCCTGCTGAAACCCTTCTTAACGTTACGCTATGCATCGCGGTATTCCGGGCACGGGGCAACGTGTCACATCTGTTCTATGGGGAGCGGTCGCAATGAATAATTTCCGTTTCAGTAAACGCAGTGAGGGGAACCTCGCAGGGGTAAATCCCGCCCTGGTCAAAGTGGTACGCCGCGCACTGGAGATCACCGCCGTCGATTTTATCGTTATTGAAGGGTTCCGCACGGTTGAACGGCAAAAGGCGCTGAAGGCTGCGGGTGCCAGCAAGACGTTGGATAGCCGACATCTTACTGGTCATGCGGTGGATTTGTTTCCCGTCGGCGGTGACTGGAATAACTATAAGTGCTGGCTGCCGGTGCTTGATGCCATGCACCAGGCAGGTGCCGAGCTGGGTATTAAGCTGCGCTTCGGTATCACTTGGACGGGTAACCCACACGATAAACCGGCCCGCTTCTTAGATGCGCCGCATGTGGAGCTGCCAGCATGACGCAACTCACACGCTACGGTCTGATCGGCGCGCTGCTGGTAGCTATCAGCCTGGGGGGCATTAACGGGGTGCTGACCTACCGGCTTGATAACGCCAAGAATGCTAACAAGACGCTGACCAAGGCTATCGAAGACCTCAATAAGTCGGTAGCAGATCGTGACGAAACGATTACCGCGCTGAAAGGCTCTATCGATGCTGACCGGCGAGCGACCGAAGAACAATTACGGATTGAGCAGCAGAAGAGGGAAAAGGCTGATGTTGAAAACCGAACGTTACGCAAGGTGTTGGAGCATAGCGACGCTGGCAATCAGCCTTTGCCTGATGATGTTAAGCGTATCCTGCGCAGAGAGACCAGTATCCCCGCCAGCCCCTAAGCTGATCTATGTGTACCCGCCAGCAGTATTGCTTCAACAGTGCGAACAGACACCATTCACAGGGGAAACCTTCGGTGATGCCGTCTTGGCGTTGCAGGTATCCCAGAGCGAACTGGACGTGTGCGCCTCACGAATAGAGGCGCTGATTAAGTGGCAATTTAATACTACTCAGCTGTAGGTAAGAAGCTTATCAATCGGCGTCCATAGCGCGAACTATAAGCTTCCATTCATTAGTATGACCCTTTTTCTTGCAGTTAGAGCAAGGCGGGAGTTTTTCACAGTCCCGATTAATTACATCTTCGAAAGAGCAATGCTGGCACTTATAGATGCCCGGAAACGTAGGCTTCTCTCCGATTTTCCGAATCTTTGAGTATTTTTTTACACCCTCTTCGTGAGTTGTTTTCTTTACTAACTTACTATCTCCATAATGCGCCATGTCGAGCTCCTTTATAGCTATGTGTGTAGGGCGAGTAGCCATAAGTTATGTATGGTCATATTTTTTGATTTCAAGGTTGCAGGTATAATATTAGGGGATACAAATGCCATCCAGAATGCCGGGAGCATGCTGTAAGCACGGCTGCCCCTATGGTGCTGAGTGTCGCGTCAGCAGCTAACATGGAGCGATAATGTTGTTAGATACTTTCTAATATAGGTGGGTGCGCGAGATGGCCGAAGCTTTTGCTTCTGACGGGACTAAGCGTGACATGAGCTAGATCGAGCTGTGGTGCACGTGGCCTATACAGTATCGACCGTGGGTTCGAATCCCACCCCAGCTACCAAACACTAACCCGCAGCGGCGGGACAACCAAGAGCCTCGGCATAGTCCGGGGCTTTTCTATTTGAGGTACCCCATGCCACCCAGGATACCCAGGGCATGCCGCAAGCACGGTTGCCGCCATACCACCACCGATCGCTCAGGCTACTGTACCGAGCACAAGAACACAGGCTGGGAGATACACCAACAGGGCAAGAGTAGGCACCAGCGCGGCTATGGTAACGACTGGACTATTCGCCGCGCTCGCATCCTCAAGCGTGACAACCACATCTGCAAGGAATGTCTACGGGGTGGTCGAGCGGCACCGGCTACAACCGTCGATCACATCGTACCCAAGGCACATGGTGGTACCGATGAGGATTCGAACCTTGAAAGCCTGTGCTGGCCTTGCCACCGCAGCAAGACGGCAATGGAGAGGCTGTGATGATTTGCTATACCGATTGATACCATCCCGGAATGATTGCATGTTGAATGATTTCACATTAAATGATACCAATTATCATCATCGGGAGGGGGGGATCAAATCTCTGCAACATTTCGCCCAAAGTACCGCCGCTATGGTCATTTTTTTATACCCGCGAAAAATCAAATTTAATCTGGAGTGATTATGGCTGGAGCTGCAGGCCGTTCCGGGCGGCGCCCGAAGCCGACTGCACGCAAAGAATTGGCAGGCAATCCCGGTAAACGCGCTCTCAATAAAGATGAACCCGTATTTACCCCACTTAAAGGGGTTGCCCCACCGGAATGGTTTGAGGAAGAAGAGCTAAATCTAGCCGCAGTTATGTGGCAAATGACCACAAAGGAATTATGTGGGCAGGGAATCCTGTGCGTTACAGATTTGGCGGTGCTTGAGCGCTGGTGTGTTGCGTATGAGTTCTGGCGGCGGGCGGTAAAAAAAATTGCCGAACAGGGCAATACCATTCTTGGTGCGACTGGCGGAAGGGTGAAAAACCCTGAGCTGACTGCCAAAAAAGAACAGCAGTCTGAAATGGACAGCACCGGTGCGATGCTTGGCCTAGACCCCAGCAGCCGCCAACGCTTAATTGGCCTGGCCGGGCAAAAGAAGTCCTCAAACCCTTTCATTAAGTTGATCACGTCATGACGAGAAAATCATACCCCAACGTTAATGCGGCCAATCAATATGCGCGGGATGTGGTGCGCGGAAAAATAGTGGCCTGCCAGTTTGTTATCAGCGCCTGTCAGCGTCATCTTGATGATCTGGCCGAAGAGAAAGGGCGGAAATTTCGGTACCGCTTCGATCGTGACCTGGCCGAGCAGGCTGCACGATTTATCCAGTTGCTACCACACACCAAGGGCGAATGGGCCTATAAGCGCATGCCGATCACCCTGGAGCCGTGGCAATTATTTATCGTCTGCGCTGTCTTTGGCTGGGTACACAAGGGTACTAAGCTGCGGCGGTTTCGTGAGGTTTACACGGAGATCCCGCGTAAAAATGGTAAATCAGCTATCTCTGCCGGTGTGGCGCTCTATGGCTTTACCTGTGATGGTGAGTTTGGCGCAGAGGTGTATTCCGGCGCGACCACAGAAAAACAGGCGTGGGAGGTGTTTCGCCCCGCGCGTTTGATGTGTAAGCGCACCCCGATGCTGATGGAGGCATTCGGGATCGAGGTCAACGCTTCGAATCTGAACAGGCCGGAGGATGGCGCCCGCTTTGAGCCCCTGATCGGCAACCCGGGCGACGGTTCCTCACCCAGCATGGCGGTGGTAGATGAGTATCACGAACACCCTACCGATTCTCTGTATACCACCATGCTTACCGGTATGGGCGCACGGCGGCAGCCCTTGATGTGGGCGATCACCACGGCGGGTTACAACATTGAAGGCCCGTGCTATGACAAGCGCCGAGAAGTTATAGAGATGCTCAACAGCACCGTCCCGAACGATGAGCTGTTCGGCATCATTTATACCATTGATGAGGGCGATGACTGGACGCAGCCTGCTTCACTGGAAAAAGCCAATCCCAATATGGGGGTATCTGTCTATCGGGATTTCTTGCTCAGCCAACAACAGCGGGCAATCAATAACGCCAGGCATGCCGGTACCTTCAAAACCAAACACCTCAATGTTTGGGTGGCGGCGAAGAATGCCTACTACAACCTGGTCAGTTTAAAGCGTTGCGAAGATACCACGCTGACGCTGGAAAAGTTTGAGGGGCAACCCTGCATTCTGGCTTTTGACCTGGCTCGCAAGCTAGATATGAACAGCATGGCCCGCATATTTACCCGAGATATTGACGGTAAGCGACATTATTACAGCGTGTCTCCGCGCTTTTGGGTGCCATATGACGCCGTTTACAGCGTGGAAAGAAGTGAGGATCGCCGTACTGCAGAGCGATTCAAGGCATGGGTAGAAATGGGGCTGCTAACTGTTACAGAGGGGGCGGAGATCGACTACCGCTACATTCTGGAGGAAGCCAAAGCGGCGAACCGCTTAAATCCAGTTGAAGAGTCCCCGATTGACCCCTTCGGCGCAACCGGTATCTCGCACGAACTGGCGGATGAGAATATGTCGCCAATTACGATAATCCAGAACTACACCAATATGTCAGACCCGATGAAAGAATTGGAGGCTGCCATTGAATCTGGGCGCTTTCATCATGACGGGAACCCGATCATGCTTTGGTGCATCAGTAACGTGATCGGCAAATACCTGCCGGGTAATGACGATGTAGTGAGGCCAATAAAAGAACAGGCAAGCAGCAAGATAGATGGTGCGGTGACAGTGATTATGGGCATTGGCCGCGCAATGCTGAATGAACCTGGTGATTTCCTTTCCACTCTCGATCCAGACGAAGAACTACTGACCCTATGAAATCACTCATTATCGACCTTTGCGGGTTGGCCGGCTTCGGCTTGCTCGTCGCAGGGCTATACCTGCAATACGGCACCGCGATCGCGCTAATGGCTGGTGGCGGTTCGATGCTGGCGTTCGCGCTGGCGGCGGCCAGGAGGAATAAACGTGCTATTTGATGCCCTTTTCCGTAGCGAATCGCTGGAAAATCCCGCCAATCCGATCACTGGCGACAGTCTTGATATGGGTTTTCGTGCGGGTGATGTTTTTGTCAGCCCCGAAACCTCCATGAGGTTGGCGGCGGTTTATGCCTGTATCTATGTACTGTCCTCAACTCTGGCACAGATGCCGGTGCATGTGATGCGCAAAACCGGCGACAAAGTGATACAGGGCCGGGATCATCCGCTCTTTTACCTGGTGCACGACGAGCCGAACGAGTGGCAGACCAGCTATAAGTGGCGGGAGCTGAAAGAGCGTCATGTGTTGGGCTGGGGCAACGGGTACACAAAGATCGTTCGATCTCGCCGGGGCGAAGTTACTGCGCTGGAGGCCTGTATGCCATGGCAAACCACGTTGCTCAATACCGGTGGCCGTTACACCTACGGGGTATATAACGAAGAGGGCAGCTTTTCCATTAACCCCCACGACATGGTCCACATCCGGGCGCTGGGCAATAACCAGAAGATGGGGCTGAGTCCCATATTACAGCATGCTGAAACGATCGGCATGGGGATGAGTGGCCAGCAATACACCAGTAACTTTTTTGGTGGCAATGCGCGTCCTGCTGGGATTGTCTCAGTAAAAGGAGATCTAAATAAAGACTCTTGGGCTCGGTTAAAGGAGATGTGGCAAAAGGCTACGCTAGCACTGCGCGGCCAGGAAAACAAAACCATGCTGCTTCCTGCTGATTTGGATTATCACGCGCTAACTGTTTCGCCTGTTGATGCCCAACTCATCGACCTGATGAAGCTTAACCGGTCGCAGATTGCCGGGATCTTCAATATTCCGGCGCACATGATCAACGACCTGGAGAAGGCGACGTTCTCCAACATCACCCAGCAATCCATCCAGTTTGTTCGCCATACGGTCATGCCGTGGATCGTGAACTGGGAGCAGGAACTAAACCGCCGCCTGTTCACAGCCGCAGAGCGGGCGGCCGGGTACTACATCCGGTTTAACCTGGCTGGCCTGTTACGCGGTACCCCACAGGAGCGTGCCCAGTTCTACCACTTTGCTATTACAGACGGGTGGATGAGCCGGAACGAGGCCCGTGCCTTCGAAGATATGAACCCGGTTGACGGTCTGGACGAAATGCTGGTCAGCGTCAATGCGGCCAACCCAGCCAAAGACTTTACAGACCCCAAAAAAGAGGAAAACCCCGATGAGTGACAGAGAAACACGCTGTTACGGTGGTGAGGTGCGCGCCCAGCAAGAAGAAAACCAGCCAACGCACATAATCGGCTACGGCTCGGTATTCGATAGCCGCTCAGAGGTGATCTGGGGCTTTCGTGAAATCATCAAGCCGGGTGCTTTCGATGATGTGCTTAAAGATGACGTTCGCGGCCTGTTTAATCACGATCCCAACTTCATTCTTGGCCGGAGCTCGGCGGGTACCTTGTCGTTATCCGTGGATGCTCGGGGGCTGCAATACAACATTGTGGCGCCGGAAACCCAGACCATTCGCGATCTGGTGATCAGCCCTATGCAGCGCGGCGACATCAATCAATCTTCCTTTTCCTTCCGCGTCGCCCGTGATGGCGAGGACTGGTATCAGGATGAACAAGGGGTAGTGATCCGTGAAATTACCAAGGTTTCGCGCCTGTTCGACGTAAGCCCGGTGACCTATCCCGCTTATCAGGAGGCTGATTCAGCCGTCCGATCCATGAAAGCCTGGCAGGAGGCGCGTGATAGTGGCGCGTTGCAGAAAGCCATTAACCAACGAATGGCGCGCGAGCGCGTGCTGACTTTATTAAATGCGTAAGGAAAGACCATGCCTATTATCAAATTGCACGAACTGAAGCAAAAACGTAACACCATCGCCACCGATATGCGCGCTCTCAACGACAAGATCGGGGATACCGCCTGGACGGAGGAGCAGCGTACCGAATGGAACAAGGCCAAGGATGAACTGACCAAGATCGATGAGCAAATCACCCGAGAGGAGGAATTGCGCGCACTGGATCAGACCTTTGTTGATGATAACCAGAATGAACAGCGCCAGCAGTTGAACAAAGACAACCCTGAGCACAAACAGCACGAAATCCGCGCCGCAGCGTTCGATAAGTTCCTGCGCCAGGGCTTTGCCGAGCTGAGTGCTGAAGAGCGCGCCGCTGTGCGTGAACTCCGCGCACAAGGTACCTCGCCGGATGAAAAGGGCGGTTACACCGTTCCTACCCAGATGCTGGCTAAAATCGTTGATGCCATGAAGGCCTACGGCGGTATTGCTAGCGTGGCGCAGATCCTGAATTCATCTAACGGGCAGGACATCACCTGGTCAACGTCTGATGGCACGGCGGAAGAAGGGGAACTGCTGGGCGAAAACACTGCCGCATCTGAGCAAGATGTTGAATTTGGTACCGCGATCCTCGGAGCCAAGAAGCTGAGCTCCAAAATCATCCGCGTTTCTAACGAGCTGTTGCAGGATAGCGGCGTTGATATCGAGGCGTATCTGGCAGGCCGTATCGCCCAGCGTATCGGACGCGGTGAAGCCAAATATATCGTTAAAGGCACCGGCGCAGGTTCACCAGTGCAGCCTAAGGGGCTTGAGGTATCGGTAACCGGTACCGTGGCAGCCAAGGCGGTAACGCTCGATTGGACGGACATTAACACCCTGAAACACAGCATTGATCCTGCCTACCGCAACGGGCCTAAATTCCGCCTGGCGTTCAACGATTCCACGCTGAAAACGCTCACCGAGCTAGTGGACGGTAATAAACGCCCGCTGTGGTTGCCAGATATTGTCGGCGTTGCGCCTGCGTCGGTGCTGGGCATGCAGTACGTTATCGATCAGGCGATCGACAGCATGGCAACGGGTAAAAAGTTTGTTTACTGCGGTGACTTCGACCGCTTCATTCTGCGCCGCATTACCTACATGACGTTGAAACGCCTGGTTGAGCGCTTTGCCGAGTACGATCAGACCGCGTTCCTGGCCTTCCATCGTTTCGATTGTGTGCTGGAAGATGCATCAGCGATCAAGGCGCTGACCGGGAAATAATCATTATTCCGGCGTATTCCTGCACCGCTTCGGCGGTTTTTTTATGCCTGCAATCTGGCAACAGGTTGCAGGTAAGGAGCATTGATGAAGCCAAGCATCAAGCAATTGCGCCTGCAATGTCGTCTTGATGACGATGATGATTCAGACGATGAGCTATTAACGCTTTATGCGGGCGCGGCCCGGCGCAAGGCGGAAAACTTCACCAACCGGACGCTTTATGATGAGTCGGTTCCCGAGGGGCAGAGCGAAGGGCTGCTGGTCAGTGATGACGTCATGCTAGCCATCATGCTGGCTGTCGGTCACTGGTACGAAAACCGGGAAGATACCGCCGATGTACAGAAAGTCAGTATTCCGCTCGGGTTTAAGGCTCTGCTGGAGCCCTACCGATTTATTCCACTGTAAGGGGGTACTATGCAAGCAGGCCGACTGCGCCACCGCGTCACCATTCAGAGCTTTGTCCCGGTGGAACTACCCTCCGGGCAGGAACTGGAGGAGTGGCGCGACGGTAAGACGGTACATGCCGAGGTGAAAGCGATCAGCGGGCGCGAGTTGGTAGCATCCGGCGCAGAGAAGGCAGAAGCCACTATCCGTGTTTGGATGCGTTACCGCACTGATGTTACCGCCGCATCCCGGCTTCTGTGTCTGAATGGCCCGTTTAAAGGGGCTGTATTGGAGATTACCGGCCCACCAATCCCCGATCCCAAGGGAACCCGGCTGGAAATTCTCTGTAAAAGTGGGGTGAAACCATGATCAGCGGCAATCTGGATTTTTCCGGCCTGCTCGACATTTCGAAGGATTTGGAGCTGTTAAGCAAAGCTGAGAACCGCAACGTTTTACGCCAGGCTACGCGGGCAGGGGCAATGGTGCTGCGTGATGAAGTTCGAGCGCGGGCGCCGAAGAAAACCGGCAAGCTGGCGCGTAATGTCGTTGCTGTGAACATGCGGGCAAAAGATGGTGGGGCGGTTGCCGGGGTGCATATCCGGGGCCGCAATCCACGAACGGGCAACAGCGATAACTCGATGAAGGCCAGCAACCCGAAAAATGCTTTCTACTGGCGCTTTGTGGAGCTGGGGACGGTGAAGATGGCACCTGTACCGTTTATCCGACCCGCTTACGATGCCAAAGAGGGGGCGGCGGCAGAGGCGGCGTTTGCCAAGGTCAACGAGGCGATCGATAAGGTACTGTCCAAATGACCGAAGCCGATCTTAACCCGTTGTTAAAACCGCTGGTGGGCGGGCAGGCTTATCCCTATGTCGTCAAACTTACGCCGGAGGGGCAGCCAGCGGTAAAGCCACCGTGGATCGTCTACACCGTTCCCGATGAAAATCGGGGGGATGTGTTCTGCGGTACCGCCGAAACTGCCTATATGGTGCAGATCGACGTGTACGCGATCAGCATTGACGAGGCGAAAGCCATACGAGCCAAAGTAGAGGCAGCGGTGACCGTGTTGTTACCAGCAGAAATCCACCTTTTCAGTGGACATGAACCTGATACCGGTCTTTTCCGTGCCTCGCTTGAGTTTCGAGTGTGGCAATAACCTTTACCTTTGACCCTGACCCGCTACGGCGGGTTTTTTTATGTCTGGAGAAAACTCATGACAAGTAAGTATGAAAAAACACAAGGCACGGTGATCAGCGTTTCTGCTGGCGAAGTCAGCGAAGCTAATCCCGTTGGTGTTACCTGGCTTGCTGCATCGTGCAGCACCAAGGAACTCAGCTACACAGGCGGCCAAAAGGCTGATATTGAAGTTACCACGCTGTGCTCCGAAGAGCAGGAGATGACAAACGGCCTGAAAGCCCCGTCTGAAATGACTATCGGTAAAAACTGGAGCGGCTACGATGCTGCCCAGGATTCCCTGATGGATGCCTATGAAGACGACAGCCGCCGCGCTATTCGTATCGTATTCCCTTCCGGAAACGGCTTTGCCTACCTTGCCGAAGTGCGTCAAAACAGCTGGAGTGCGGCCACATCCGGCATCGTATCCGCTTCCTATACGTTGCGCATTATCGGTAAACCCGTACGGATCTACGCCGTCAATATCCCGGTAACCGGTGTAACGCTGGATAAAGCCACGGCCACCGTTGTCGCTGGCGCCAGCCTGACCTTGACCCCAACGATCGCCCCGGCATCAGCCACTAACCGCGGCGTGACATGGACATCCTCGGCACCTGGAAACGTTATGGTGACCAATAAGGGCGTTATCACTGGCCTTACCCCTGGTACTTCAACCATCACCGTCAAAACCACGGACGGCGCTAAAACCGCGACGTGTGTTGTGACCGTCACAGCAGCCTAACAGGAGCATTAACCCATGGCAGCAAAGAAATTGAACCTTAAGACGCTGGTCTCTGCGCCGATGGCGGGTTTTCGCACCAAGTTGGTTGAGGTCGCCGAGTGGAATGGGGCGAAGGTGATTCTGCGTGAGCCCTCACCAGCAGGTTGGGGCCGGTGGCGCGAGGTTATGGAGCCTGAAGAACCCAAAGAGGGCGCAAAACAGGTTGAGCTCTCAATTACAGAGCAGACGCAACGCAACATCCGCGCTGATGCTGTGATGTTTATCGATGTTCTGCTCGATGAAGATCAACAGCCTGTTTTCACACCGGAAGATCTGACCGAGGTTGTTGGTTTTTACGGGCCGGTGCATTCACGGCTGTTAAAGCAGGCAATGGCTTTGCAAACCTCGACGGAAGACGCTGAAAAAAAGTCAGAGAGCCAGAAACCTTCTTCTTGATGCAGTTGGCTCTACGCCTCGGCAAAACCCTTGGCGAGCTTCAGCAGTCTATCAGCGTAAGTGAATTGCGCATGTGGATGGCCTTTGACCGGATAAGCCCGATTGGTGATGACCGTGGTGATTATCACGCTGCGCAAATCGCCGCTGCCGTCTTCAATGCCCAGCGAACAAAAGATCCATTGTCCATTGGGGATATGTTGATCCGCTGGAATGCGGAGGAAGACGCGGAAGAAGAGGATACCGCTGGGCTTGAGGCATTTCTGGAAAATCTGGCTAGTTAACACCCGCTGCGGCGGGTTTTTTTATGGGTGAAATATGGCATCTCTGCGTGAGCTAATCATTAAAATTTCGGCTAACTCCAGCTCCTTCCAGACTGAGATCGCCCGTGCCTCACGCATGGGGGCCGATTATCACAGAACAATGACGCAGGGTAACCGCCAGACAGAGAATGCCACTCGTCAGAGTCAGCGAGCTCTTGCTGATCTGAATGGGCAATTGGCGACCGTGCGCAGCAGCGCATTGGCGATGGCCGGTGCGTTTGCCGGGGCATTTGCTACCGGCAACCTGATCGCCATGGCTGACAAGTGGAACTCGCTCAACGCGCGGGTAAAGCTGGCCACCACTTCAGCGGAAGATTTCAGCGCCGCGCAAGCCGGATTAATGCGGATCAGCCAATACACCGGATCAACGTTCGAGTCTAACGCCAGTCTGTTCTCGAAAGCATCCAGTTCGCTGCGTGAATACGGGTACACAACCAAGGATATTTTATCTCTTACTGAGGCGCTGTCTACCGGTCTGCAAGTGTCAGGGTCGTCTGCTGAGGAGACATCCACAGTGATCACCCAATTATCACAAGCGCTAGCCCGTGGTGTTCTGCGTGGGCAGGATTTTAACTCTGTTGCGCAGTCTGGCGGGCGGATAATGAAAATGCTGTCTGACGGCTTAGGGGTAGCTCAAAAGGATCTTAAGGGGCTAGCTGATGCAGGGAAGTTGCCAACCCCGGTGATCGTCCCTGCTCTAATTAGTCAGCTCGGGCAGGTTAGGAAAGAATTCGACACCATGCCAAACAGCGTCAGCGCAGCATCAACACGCATCAATAACGCATTTATGGAGTGGATTGGCGGGCAGAACCAGGCGGCGGGTATCACAACATCACTTGCCGGTGTTATGGATGGGCTTGCAGGTAATATCGATAATGTGGCCACTGGTCTGGGTGTGCTTGTCGGGATCGGCGCGGTGCGTTACTTCGGTAATCTGGCCTTGGGTGTGCAAACAGCCACAGGACGGATGCTGGCGGCATATCGCACAGAAGTAGCTGTTGCGGCCGCCCAGGTTGAAGGTACAAAAGCAGCTACCGCCGCAGCTCGAGCCACGCTTTACCGTGCTCAGCAGGCAAGGGCTGCGGCGGTGGGGATCGAGGCGCAAATCATTGCAGAAAGGCAGCTTGCTGTTGCACAGGGCCAGTTAGCAGCCAGCATCACGGCCCGCACGACGGCTCAAAGTGGTCTCAACGCCGTAACATCTCTGGGAACAAGGCTCGGCAGCGGGCTATTAAGTGCCGTCGGTGGGATCCCTGGGATTGTGCTTGGTGTCGGGGCTGCATGGTACTACGTGCATGAAAAGAATGAGCAAGCCAGAAAGACCGCGCTGGCCTACGGTAACACCGTTGAGCAAGTCAGAAAGCAAATGTCCGGCATGTCGATCGCCGGCTTGGAGTCCACCGCTGTAGATGCCGGAAAATCTATCGCCGTGCAGCGTTCTGAAATCGCTAAGACGGAAGAAGAGATCCGCAAGCTGAAAGACAGCTTATCCGCTCTGCAAAAAATGGAGGTAGACGCCAAAGAAAGCCCGTGGATGAGCCGCATCAATACGCTGATGTCTCTCAATGATATACAGGAGGAGATCACAGACGCTCAGGGGCGCTTAAGTAAAAAGAGCTATGAGCTTGAACAACAAACAGAAAAACTCCGCAATACAGAATCACTCCGCACTCAAGCACTGAATGAATCGATAAATAAGACAGCAGCCATGGCTGGGGCCGTTGGCGGTCTTGCAGAAATGTATGCTCAGCTTAACAAGGTGACGGGCCTCTCTACCGCCGCGGCGGCTCCAAAATTTGCAGGGTTGGCTCTTCCGAAGCTTGACGAAAAGCAGCAAGCAGCAATGCTAAAAGTCCAGCGAGAAAAGGCACTTGCAGGGCTAAAGGGGATAGCAAAGGCCGAGCAACAGGCTATTTATGAGGCCGATGATCTAAAGCTCCCCCCTGGTCATTATGAGGCTTATGTTGCGGGCAAAGTTGCTGCTGAGAGAACAACTGAGAGCCTCACAGCAGCGACAAAAGCCCAGCAAAAAGCGGAGCAAGATGCAGCCTCCGCTAGCAAGAAATCCGCTGGAGTGGCAGGGGATTACCAGCAGAAAATCGCCAACCTGAACAAGGAAATTCAAGTTGAAGGCATCCGGCTGAAAGAGGGGGATGCAGCCGCTGCGTTGTTCTCCGCTTCGCTGGAAGCCGGAACAAAGTGGACTAACGAACAGCGTGCAGGGCTGGAGCGTTTGAACAAGACTCTGGCCGAGACAAAACAGCGCTGGGAAGATCACAACGCTGCTATTGCTTCCGATCCTTACCGAGCCGCTGCCGATACCCAGAAAAAGGCTAACGAGCAGCTACAACGCCAGCTTGCTGACGGCGAAATCAAAAGCGCAGAGGAACTATCCCGACGTAAGCAGGATATCAACACAGCCTACTTGCAGGCGAAGGCCGAGGCCGATCAGCGTTACGCTGTTTCCGGTACGGCCGAGCTGGCCGGTAATATCGATCCTATCCAGAACCTCGAAAATCAGCTAAAGAAACGGCAAGCGCTTATTGAGAGCTATGCCGAGGCGGGGGTGGTATCGCAGGTGCGCGCCAATCAGCTCATTGTTGCGGCGGATCGTGAAGCGATGGAGCAGCGTTACCAGGCATCACTGCAACTGTATGCCAGCCAAGGCGATATGCAGAAGATGGCTGTAGGCCTGTTTCAGACCTCTACGGAGCGGCTCGGCAATATGCTTACGGGTATGCTCACCGGCACCCAGACATTCAAAGAAGGTGTTACGAACCTCTTTGCCTCACTAACACAATCGATAATTCAAAACTTGATAGAGATGGCAGCGCAAGCGCTAGTCACAAGCTCCATTATGCAGACGATCACCGGCATTATGGGCGGATTGTCTGGTGGTATCGGTGGTGCGGCTTCAGGAGCGGCCTCTGGGGCTGCGAGCGCAGCAGGTTCTGCCAGCACTGGTGCAATGGGGATGAGTACCAATTTTAGGGCGTATGACCTCGGCGGTTACACCGGTGCTGGTGGCAAATACGAAGAGGCTGGCATTGTGCACCGTGGCGAATTCGTGATGACAAAGGAAGCCACTGAGCGGATCGGCGTAGAGAATCTTTACGGCATGATGCGTGGCTATGCCGATGGCGGGTTGGTTTCTCCTTCACCGGTTGCCGGTAGTTTGCTGGGTGTTCGGGCGCTTACGGCTAGCCAGCCTATCGGTTACGGTGTTGGCGGTGGTACCGGTGGAAATGTTTACGTAACGATTAACGAAAACGGTTCTACATCGGTTTCTGGCGGCGGGGAGAGCGAGAGCTTTGCGCGTGAGTTTACGGCAATTATTCAGAGGGAATACGTCAAACTGCGCAATAGGGATCTGCGCCAGGGCGGGACAATCAATAGCGCAATCAGAGGGGGCAGATAATGGCGCTGGAAACGTTCACTTATGCCGCCAGGGTAAATCCGACTGGCGATCAATCCTTTCGTGTACGTGAAGTGCAATTTGGCGATGGTTATAAACAGCAGGTTGGCGATGGTCTGAATACTGAGCTCCAAAGTTGGTCATTAACATTTGTCGGCAACTGGAAGTACACTTTCGAGATCAGGAGTTTTTTCAAGCGCCATGCCGGGTATAAAGCGTTTAAGTGGACAACGCCAAATTTTGAGCCTGGGCTTTTCACTTGCAAAACGTATCAGGTAACCGCACTGGGCAAGAATGACCGCGGCGATCAGATGTATCAGCTTGCGGCCACGTTCGAGACCGCTTTCCGACCATAGGTAAAACCATGTCTATTAACGCTGATCACCAGGTTCTGGAACCTGGGAGTAAAATTCGCCTGTTCGAAGTTGACGGTAGTCAGTTCAGCGGGCCTGAGTTGTACTTTCACAGCCACCCGATCCCGTTCACTCCGGCAGAGCTGGAAAAGGCCGGTGATGATCCGGCCAAGCTACCGGCAAAATCTATCTGGTTCGGCGGGCGGGAATACAAGCCGTGGCCGGTGGAAATTGAGGGGTTAGAGGTTACAAGCGACGGTACCGCGCCGAGTCCCACGCTGTCAGTCGGTAATATTGATGGTACCGTGGGTTCAATGTGCCTGGCATACCAAAACCTGGCCATGTTCAAAGTCACGATCCGCGATACTTACGCGCATTACCTCGATGCCCGAAACTTTCCAGATGGCAACCCGCAGGCCGACTCGACACAGCAAAAGGTTGATGTGTGGTATATCGACCGCAAGATAAGCGGCAACAATACCGGCATCCAGTTTGCACTGTCTTCGCCCGCTGACCTACAAGGCATCATGATCCCAACCCGGCAAATTCACAGCCTTTGCACCTGGTGCATCCGTGGCCAGTATCGCGGGGCATCATGCGGTTACACCGGTACCAAGTATTTTGACGCTGACGGCAAGCCGGTTAGTGATCCGTCGAAAGATGCTTGCTCTGGCCTGCTGTCCACCGGTTGCGAACCTCGCTGGGGAAAGGGCAATCCGTTGCCGTTCGGTGGCTTCCCTGGCTCGGCTCTGTTGAAGAGGTAGTGATGAGAAAGCACATTATCAGCGCTGTGATGGCGCATGCTGAAGAGGCATATCCCGCCGAGTGCTGTGGGCTGGTGGTGCAGGTCGGCAAGCGGCAACAATATTTGCGCTGTCGAAATACCGCTTCGGAGCCTACCGAGCAATTTAGCATGCATCCGGAGGACTATGCGGCGGCAGAAGATGAAGGGGAGATCGTGGCTATCGTTCACAGCCACCCTGACGCTACAACGCAGCCGAGCCAGCTCGATATAGCGCAATGTGACCTGTCACAACTGCCGTGGATTATCGCAAGCTGGCCGGAAGGCGATATCAGAACGATTATACCCATTGAGGGTATAAAACCGCTGCTGGGCCGTACGTTCGTGCATGGCATATGGGATTGTTACGCTATCGTGCGGGACTGGTATCAGTTGGAGTGCGATATCAAGATACCGAACTTCGAGCGCTCGGATGGTTGGTGGGAACGGGGCGAAAACCTTTACATGGAGCACTATGCCGAGGCTGGATTTATACCGGCTACCGGTGATCTTCTGGTGGGGGACGTAATCATTATGCAGGTGCGGGCCGACGAACCGAACCATGCCGGGGTTTATATCGGGGATGGGGTTATGCTCCACCACATGTACGGCCAACTGAGTAAGCACGTTCCCTACGATGGTTATTGGCAGGGTAGGACTATCATCACGCTTCGCTATAATGGCTGATTTTTAACCTTTCTTCATTGAGGAAAAATTGTTACGCTTACCGTTCTATTTATAGAGAGGGTGGCAAAAATGGATGTTGGCTTTTTTCTTTGGTATATCATTTCCCTAGTTGTAAGTATAGCTATATGGTACTTCTTGAATAGGGCAAGTGTCAGGGCAAATAGACAAATTGAGTTGTTGGAATCAATCGATAGTAAATTGTCAAAAATACTCGATCCCAACTTTGAGGCAACCAAGCGCGATAACTCTGCCGAGGGATATCTTGAAGAGGCTAGGAAAAAAGCGGGATTGTGACAAAATCAGTTGCGATGGCTATTATTGTAGGTGAATTTAGAGGGGGGTGAGTTGCGAAATTTACTTTTGGCTTTTGCTGCTACAGCTATTTTATCCGGGTGCGCATCTTCGCCCGTGCCTATAAATGAAGCTAAACCCGCACCACCGAATAGAGTTTTTTTACTTCAATCACCAGTGGTAAATGGTGCAGAAGTTACTATTGTTCGAGATAGTGGTGTTGTTGGTTCTGCTTGTGAAATTACAGCCTATATTAATGGGCAACGAGTTGCCAACCTTGATGTAAAAGAAAAGGCAGTATTCTTCGTATCACCTGGTGAATTGATGATAGGAGCCGCCTTTGAAGGTAAAGGGTTATGTAATAGTGGGAAAGCCAGGCAGGAACGAGAGGTGGTGGTCAAGCAAGGGCAACGAAAAGTATTCAGAATTTATACTGGGGCAGATGCTGGGATAGACATAAAGCCATCTAGCCTATAACTTTAAAATAGTTTTAATAAGCCCGCTTCTGGCGGGTTTTTTATATATAACCGGAGGCTCAATGAGTGATAAACTAATCAGCATTAAAGTATATGGCCCATTGCGCCAGTTTAGTGAGTTGAAGAAAGGTGTAATCAACTTATCAATAAAAAGCCCTACGGAAGCCATTAAGGCTTTATGTGTGGTAGTACCCGGGTTCGAAAGGTTCATGACGACAAGCAAAATGCATGGACTTACTTTTGCAATATTCAATGGTAAGCGAAATATTGGGCGTGATGAGTTGGAATTTGGATGTAATGATGAAATTAAAATCGTACCTATTATCATCGGTAGCAAAAAGGCCGGGGTTTTCCAAACTATTCTTGGTGCGGTATTAGTAGCCGTTGGTGCTGTGCTTAACTTCACTCCATTTGCTGCCATGTCACCTTATTTATACATGTCAGGTGCTTCGATGATGCTGGGCGGTGTAGTGCAAATGCTTTCACCGCAGCAAGGCGGCTTGGCGCGGCGCGAAAGCCCGGATAATAAGCCGTCATATGCTTTTGGCGGGCCGGTGAACACAATCGCCCAAGGCAATCCGGTACCGATTCTCTACGGCAAGCGCCGTATCGGCGGGGCAATCATATCAGCGGGGATCTTCGCGGAAGACCAGCAGTAAACAACCTGCCCCATCACTAGCCAGCCATGAGCTGGTTTTTTTACGCCTGGAGAAAATTAATGGCAACAATTGAAGGCCGCAAGGGTGGCGGCGGTGATGCCCACACGCCTGTTGAGTCCCCTGACTCCCTGCAATCTACCTCTTATGCCAAAATCCTGCTTGCGCTTGCCGAGGGGGAATTGGCCGGTGGTCTGGATGGTACCAATATCTTTCTCGATGGTACCCCGATCATCGGCCCGGATGGTTCGGAGAACTTTCCCGGCGTGAAGTGGGAGTTTCGTCCAGGTACTCCGGATCAGGACTACATACCCGGCATGCCTGACGTGGAAAATGAAATAACAGTTGGTACTGAGCTCACCAGCTTAAACCCGTGGGTGCGTTCGTTGACCAATACCCAGCTTTCCGCGGTTCGTGTGCGCTTTTCGTGGCAGCAACTTCAGCGGCAGGAGGATAACGGTGACGTGAACGGCTATCGCATCGAGTACGCGATCGACGTTGCGACCGATGGCGGTGCATATCGTGAAATGCTGAAAACGGCGGTTGATGGCAAAACTACGACAAAATACGAGCGCAGCCACCGCATAGATTTACCCAAAGCCAGCACCGGCTGGCAGGTGCGGGTGCGCAGGATCACGCCGAACAGCACCAGTAACCGCATCGCCGATAAAATGGTTATTGAGTCGATCACTGAGCTGATCGATGTAAAGCTTAGATATCCAGAAACCGCGCTGCTATTCGTCCAGTTCGACGCGAAGCAGTTCCAGAATATCCCGCAGGTTTCCTGCGAGCCGAAAGGCTCTGTGATCCGCATCCCCACGACCTACGACCCAGTAAAACGGACTTATACCGGCACCTGGAACGGCAGCTTTAAATGGGCATGGACGAATAACCCTGCCTGGGTGTTTTACGATCTGCTTATCAATGACCGCTACAGCATCGGCAGCCGCGTTAAGGCTGAGAACCTGGCGCTCACCAAGTGGGATTTGTACGCTATTGCGCAATATTGCGATCAACTGGTACCCGATGGGCGCGGTGGCAGCGGTACCGAGCCGCGTTTCCTCTGTGATGCCTACATTCAATCGCAGGAAGAAGCCTGGACTGTTCTGCGCGACTTCGCAAACATCTTCCGTGGCATGACGTATTGGGCCAACAATAGTATGAATGCGCTTGCTGACATGCCCCGCGATGTTGACTACATATACACCCGCGCCAACGTCAAGGATGGGCTGTTTACCGACAGTAGCGCCAGTGAGAAGACGCATTATAGCGTTGCTATGGTGAGCTGGAGCGACCCCGAAAATGGCTACCAGGACTCTGTAGAGCCAGTATTCGATAACAATCTAATCCGCCGCTACAACGTCAAGCAGGCTGATTTAACGGCCATCGGTTGCACCCGACAAACCGAAGCGATCCGACGTGGCAAGTGGCTACTGTTGACCAACGACAAAGACCGGGTGATCTCCTTTACTGTGGGTATGGATGGCAACATACCATTGCCGGGGTGGATCATCGGCGTGGCAGATGAGGCGATGGCAGGGCGCCCGCTTGGTGGTCGTATCAGTTCGGTTTCTGGCCGCAACATTACGCTCGATCGCGTGTCTTCGGCAAAGGTTGGTGAGCGGCTTATCGTGAACCTGCCCAGCGGCAAATCACAGGCCAGGACAATCAGCGCCGTGAGCGGGAAGGTAGTAACAGTATCGACCACTTACAGCGAGCCGCCAGCGGCAGAATGCGCGTGGGCTGTTGATGCTTCCGATCTGGCTATTCAACAATTCCGTGTCACCGGTATTACGGAAAACGAAGACAGTGTTTCGTTCGATATCACGGCCATCGAGCACGACCCGGACAAGTACGCACGTATCGACACCGGCGCACGTATCGAAGACCGCCCGATCAGTGTGATTCCTCCGGGCGTACAGGCACCACCGGCTAACGTCCGGATCAGAGAGAACTCTGCGACGATCCAGGGGTTGGCGGTGGCCACGCTCTATGTGACTTGGGACAGAGCCGAGAGCGCTATTGCATACGAAACGGAATGGCGCAGGGATAACGGCAACTGGATCCCCGGTCCGCGTGTTTCAACACTGGGCTTTGAAGTGCAGGGCATTTACGCTGGCCGGTACCAGGCGCGTGTCCGGGCAATAAACCCGGCAGAGATTTCGAGCGTGTGGGCTAACGCACCGGAAATGGTGCTGAAGGGCAAGATCGGAGAGCCGCCCGCGCTTGCAAGCTTTACCACGGTTGGTCAGGTGTTTGGCATAGTGCTGAATTGGGCGTTTCCACCTGGTGCGGAGGACACACAGAGGACGGAAATCTGGTATAGCCGCCAATCGAACGGTAGCGGCAAAATGCACCTGGGCGATTACGCCTACCCACAGCGCAGCCACACAATGACCGGCCTCGCCGCTGGCGTTAATTTCTGGTTCCAAGCTCGCTTGGTTGACCGCCTGGGCAATGCCGGGCCATGGACAGCGTGGACGCAAGGCACATCGAGTAGCGACGCTAGTGACGTGCTGGATTTACTGACAGGCAAGATAACCGAAACACAGCTCGGCAAGGACTTACTTGGGCCGATCGAGGACGCAGGCAAGCTGCAGGACATGTGGTCTGTCAAAGTCGGTAAAACGCAAGACGGCAAGCTATACACGGCAGGGATTGGTGTTGGCGTGGAAAACACCCCCGAAGGCATGCAGAGTCAAGTGCTGGTAGTAGCTGACCGTTTCGCAATTTTGAATACGGCCAGCGGTACCGGCTCAGCGGTATCGAGTCCGTTCGCGGTCGAAGGTGGTCAGGTATTCATGAACTCAGCATTCATTAAAGATGGCTCAATTATGAATGCTAAAATTGGCCAGTATATACAATCAGATAATTATGATTGGGATGCCCAAAAGGGGTGGGCTATTAATAAAGACGGCAACGCCGTTTTTAACTCAGTAACAGTTCGTGGGCACATGGAAGCTTGGAGTGGATACTTTGCAGGGGAACTCCGTGCGTACAATGGATATTTTGGTGGTGAAATTCGAGGTGCGAATGGATACTTTACCGGTACGGTTCATGCGGAAAATATCATAGGGGATAATGTTCATATTGGCGTGTGGAAAGGGTTTAGACTTTATGGTGTGAATGATGAAACAGCAAGGTATTTCACAGGTGGATTACCGTATGATTCAGTTCTTGTCATTCCTTATGCAAATCTTGTACTGGCTGGCACTGGTGGCGGTGAGATCTATGTTAAAGCCAACGGCAATGATGTTATTAGATGGCATGTGAGCTTTGAGGGGCCAATAGTTATTGATATTCCAGCCAATCAAAATTTAGATGTGAGATTTGGAATATCAGGATCTCAAAGTGGGCGCTTATTTTCGAGTGCGGATATAACGGCAATTGTCTACCGCAAGGGGCCGAGTAGATTCTCGTAACTCGTAGTTATGGAAAACTAACAATCACTATCACCCGCTACGGCGGGTTTTTTATTGGAGAGTAAAAATATGGCAGTAATCAGCGGTATATTAAAAGGCCCAATGGGTGACGCGCGTGTGGGTGTAGTAATCGAGCTACGTGCTGTCCGAACTTCTGCAACAGTTGTTATTCAGGCACGTTCTCAATCTGTCACTGACGCCACAGGCCGCTATACGCTGACTGTTGAGCCTGGTCAGTATGATGTAATGATTACTGCCGCAGGTCGCCAGCCTGAGCGCGTAGGCGGCATTCAGGTAATGGTTAACTCAGCTACGGGGACGTTAAACGACTTCCTTACCATTCCTGGTGAAACAGACCTCAATCCGGCGATTGTGGCCACTGTTGATGGCATGCGGGCAGCTGCGGCAGCATCGGCGGCGGCGGCAAAGACAAGCGAAAACAACGCAGCGGCCACGCTAGCTAATGCGGTTAAAAAAGGAGAGTTTGGTATTGGAGGTGTTACGCCTCCAATGCCTTTGGTTGATACTCTTAACGCAGTTAAATCCCAGATGAGCGGGAAGTATGTAGCGTGGGCGGGAAGTGAAGGTATGCCGCGTACTGATACTGCATACATGCTCGATTGGACGCTGGCATCTACTAGCGGCAGTGTCCAAGGTGTTGTATTTGCTATGGCGCTCATTACCGCCCCTAGCTCATTTGACAGGCAGTACCGCAACGTCTGTAGAAACGGGGTTTTTCAAGGATGGCATTTAGTATGGGATGATGCAGGGCTTCCCGATCCGAGCACTTTTGGTGTAATGGCTGACTGTATTTCTCCTGGGCCGAATTGGGCCGGTACCTATCGTTTTAATTCAATGACTGGGACACAAGCGAACTCATATCTGTCATTCGAAAAATCATCAATTGATGGAACTATTGCTGCTGGTGGAACAGTACCCTCATGGGTTGTTGGTAACACATGGGGTTTTGGTATGCGGATCATGAGGGCGAAAACAAACCCTACCCAGTGCGCAGATATTATTATCTCGCCAAATGGCAAAGTTGGGATTGTAAATCACTATAATTCTAAAAGTTACGAATTCCTCTCCACCGGGAATACTACTTTTGATGCCAACGGTTTTGTTAAGAAAGCTTCCCCTATCGTCAAGCTGTTCGGTGATGGCCAGTGCGAACTCAACGACGAAAGCCAGGGCGTGACAACTGAGCGAGCTTCCGAAGGCGTCTATCGTATTTCTGGCACTCTCGGCTTTAATGCTGATGCAGAGTGGGGCGGGGTGGATGGCGGTATCGAAATCCCGACAGACCGCAACAAGCTTCCTCTGGTTTGGGTTGATTACGAAGTTGATGAAACCGGTGACCTGCTGATCAATACGTTCCACCGGGTTAACTCTACCGCGCCGAAGTTCGCCCAGAACGTCAAGGTCGGATACAAGGAAGGTCAGCCGATCGACATCCCTGCCGGTCGCTGGATTGATCTGCGTGTCGAGATACCTGGCTGCGATGAGCCGGAGTACGAGTCGGTACCGGAGGACGAGGTGCCGGAAGTCACCCCGGAGGTAACCGAGCTGGAAGGTGGCGAGGAACAGGCACCAGGTGAAATGCCAGCACCGACCGAAGAAGCCAAGGAGTGA